TTTGAGTACATAATTATTTATTTTGAAAAGTTTTAGAGATTTTAATAAATTTAAGAAAATAAAAAGATTATGTACTCGTTTCCTTAAGTAGCAGAATATACAAAGTGATTACTATTTATTTTAATAAAGTTATAAGAGAATACATTTGAGTACATAATTTTATTTTTAGAAAGATTTAAAAAGTTTTAAGAATATTAAGAAAATAAAAAGATTATGTACTCGTTTTTCCTTAAGTAGCATAATATATAAAGCGATAACAAATTATTTTTGATAAGTTATAAGAGAATACATTTGAGTACATAATTTATTTTTTATAAAGATTTAAAAAGTTTTAAGAATATTAAAAAAATAAAAAGATTATGTACTCATTTTCCTTAAGTAGCAGAATATACAAAGTGATTACTATTTATTTTAATAAGATTATATAGAATATATTTTTGAGTACATAATTATTTATTTAGAAAAGTTTTAAGAATATTAAGAATATTAAAAAAATAAAAAGATTATGTACTCATTTTCCTTAAGTAGCAGAATATGATAAAGTGATTAATATGTATTTTTAATAAATAGTTAATCATTTAGAAAGTCTAATCTTTATTGTGTAGTTAAAACACTTAGGTTTCTATTAATACGATATATACAAGATATATTTAAATTTTTACGAAAAGTATATATTGTTTCATCATTATTATTTTTAGATATAGTTTTATAAGAAAGAAAATGCTTTAATTTTTCATCAATTTTATCAATAACTTTTTTATTTAAACCCTTATTATTATTTCTAAATATAATTAAGTCATAATCTATCCATGCATTAATATTTAAATCATCAAAATAATCATCGCTATATACAAGACCTCTACGTAAATATTTAGTATATATTAATTTTTTCATATTGAAATAACTTTCAATATCATGTAATAGTTCTTTACTCTGAGGAAACCTAATATTATTGTAAACTTTTAATTGTAAATCATAAGGTAAATTGTCTAAAATATCCATAATTAATTAATATAAAAAATACATTATCATTTTTTATTATCTTAATATCAACAATGTTTCTTCTATCCGTCCATACACACCATTTATTTTCAAAATTATGACATGTTCTAAATTTAGATTTTTTTATCAATACCCTATTTGTGATTATAAGTTTAACGATATTTAGATATTAATCTACTTGCTAATATAATGTAATCAAATGGAAGTTTATCATTTATATTATCAACTCCGTTCATAACCATATGTAATGTTCTTGCATATGAAACCGCAGTACAAGAACCTTCAGTTGTTTGTTCTGATTTTCTTTTTATAAATTGTAAATTTGATATAAGTTTCATTAAATCTTTAGTTCCTGTATCAGGTTCTTGTTTCCAAGGATCAATAATAAATAAGTTACCATTATTTTTGAAAATAATTCTTGCATGTTTACTATATGCTATATTTGCTATTTTATAATCAGATTCTATAAAAGTTTTTAATTGAACGGAAATAGTTTTAGTTGAAGACAAAATGATATATTTTGGATATAATATTTTAAACTCTTTCGGCATTTTTGTTTGTAAATAAATATTTGCTTTTTCAATTGTATTAGTTGAAATAGCAGATTTGCTAAAAATAATTTGTCCTTCTTTATTTAAAATAGGATTTTGTAAAGGACTTCCTTTTACAAGTTCAGTAATCCATGAAGGTTCTACATAAAGTATATCAATACCAATTATACCATGCGTTTTAATTTCTTTTTCTTCATCATCAAAACTTTCCACCAATTTATAAGAATTATATTTTTTATTGATTAAATTTATAGTATTGACTATTCTTGATATTCTTTTATAATTGGTTTCATTTATATAATACATATAACCATGAACTCTATTATATAAAGGTTTTGCATAATGTTTTCCTGTATAATTTTTAGGTAAATAAATTTCAGTAAACTCTTTATTTGCAAGTGCTATATCTTTTATTTTACGAATAATCAATGTACCTTCACCACTTAATCCTATAATTTTTGCGGTTTTAGATAACTTAATATTGAGTAAATTGTCTTTTGATTCAATAATATCAAATATATCAGATGATTCGCTTAATTCATATAATTTTATCCATTCTTTTTTTAATTCATTAATATTTATTTTTTTGACAACATCTTCATTTTTTATAGTATCGCAATTTTTATTTTCTTGTTCCTCTTTTTGTTTAAGTATATCAAGTATTTTTTTACCAATTTTTCCTTTTTTTAATACAAACCTATTAGTTAAAGGGTTCAATAATAGGTTTTCATTATTCATATTATCCCAATATGATTGACGACGATATATACGTATATCCATGTTATGAATTATGATAATAAGGTTATCATTTTTTATTAAAAAATGATAACCTTATTTCTAAACAATTATACCCAAATGGATTATGAAAATAATGACGAACAAACATCAAATATTTTGTCTGACTCGATAAAATATTTAAATATAGAGGAAAAATATTACAATTATAAATATTATATTGATTTAGTTGATTATTACGATAGTTATTATGATGACTATGATGATTATTAATTAAATGAAGATTATTTACAATATATACAATTACAATTAGAAAAATGTGGAGTTAATATTTTAACACAACTTATGCAAATATTTTTATCATTTGTATTATTTTTTTTTCCACATATATTACACGGTTTATTTATTTTCATTTGTGAAAATAAAATATCTATATCCATTATTATTATATTTAAGTTATATTAGTTATATATAATAATGGATAATAAAATTACTTATTACAGAGATATTAATGGTTTAAAATTTGATAATGATTTATTGAACCTTGCTGAAAATTTAATAAAAGGACAAGGAGATGGGAGAATATCTTTTGATGATTCAAATAAATTATTGAATAAAATATTTGATAGAGGAACTATAACAAAAGTAGAGTATAGAACAATATTTTATATACTTAATAATTTTAATTTTACAAAAGAAGGATTTCGAAGTATATTAGATAAACTTATTAATTTTGATTAAATTACTTTATTCCTAATTATTGAAAACTCTTATGTATTCAAAAAAGCATTCTATATGATCTCTTACTATATTATGCTACTTAAGGAAAAACGAGTACATAATCTTTCTATTTTCTTAATATTCTTGAAGTCTCTAAAACCTTTCTAAATAATTAATTATGTACTCAAAATATAATATGTTATATCCTTTTAAAAATACATTATGAATCTCATTGTATGTTATGCTACTTAATGAAAAACGAGTACATAATCTTTCTATTTTCCTAATATTATTGAAATCTCTAAAACTTTTCTAAATAATTAATTATGTACTCATTTTATATTGTCTTATAATCTTATTAAAAAACAATGTAATATCTTAGTATATTATGCTACTTAAGGAAACGAGTACATAATCTTTTTATTTTCCTAATATTATTGAAATCTCTAAAACTTTTCAATATAATTAATTATGTACTCAAAAAATATTATGTTATAACTTAATAAAAATAACAATGTAATCTCTTAGTATATTTTGCTACTTAAGGAAACGAGTACATAATCTTTTTATTTTCTTAATATTCTTAAAGTCTCTAAAACTTTTCTAAATAATTAATTATGTACTCATATTATATTGTCTTATAATCTTATTAAAAAACAATGTAATATCTTAGTATATTATGCTACTTAAGGAAACGAGTACATAATCTTTTTATTTTCTTAATATTCTTAAAGTCTCTAAAATTTTTCAATATAATTAATTATGTACTCAAAAAATATTATGTTATAACTTAATAAAAATAACAATGTAATCTCTTAGTATATTTTGCTACTTAAGGAAACGAGTACATAATCTCTTTATTTTCTAAATATTCTTAAAGTCTCTAAAAATTTTCAATATAAATAATTATGTACTCATAATATAATATGTTATAACTTAATAAAAATAACAATGTAATCTCTTAGTATATTTTGCTACTTAAGGAAACGAGTACATAATCTCTTTATTTTCTAAATATTCTTAAAGTCTCTAAAAATTTTCAATATAAATAATTATGTACTCATAATATAATATGTTATAACTTAATAAAAATAACAATGTAATCTCTTAGTATATTCTGCTACTTAAGGAAAAAACGAGTACATAATCTTTTTATTTTCTTAATATTCTTGAAGTCTCTAAAACTTTTCAATATAATTAATTATGTACTCAAAATATAATATGTTATAACTTAATAAAAATGAATAGTTATCACTTTGTATATTTTGCTACTTAAGGAAACGAAACGAGTACATAATCTCTTTATTTTCTAAATATTCTTAAAGTCTCTAAAAATTTTCAATATAAATAATTATGTACTCATAATATAATATGTTATAACTTAATAAAAATGAATAGTTATCACTTTGTATATTATGCTACTTAAGGAAAAACGAGTACATAATCTTTTTATTTTCTTAATATTCTTGAAGTCTCTAAAACTTTTCAATATAATTAATTATGTACTCAAAATATATTCTCTTATAACTTATTAAAAATGAATAGTTATCACTTTGTATATTATGCTACTTAAGAAAAAACGAGTACATAATCTTTTTATTTTCTTAATATTCTTGAAGTCTCTAAAACTTTTCAATATAATTAATTATGTACTCAAAATATATTCTCTTATAACTTATTAAAAATACATCTTAATCACATTGTATATTCTACTACTTAAGGAAACGAGTACATAATCTTTTTAATCTCTAAATATTCTTGAAACCTCTAAAACTTTTCTAAATAATTAATTATGTACTCATAATATAATATGTTATATCCTTTTTAAAATACATTGTATATTCTACTACTTAAGGAAACGAAACGAGTACATAATCTTTTTAATCTCTAAATATTCTTGAAACCTCTAAAACTTTCTAAATAATTAATTATGTACTCATAATATAATATGTTATATCCTTTTTAAAATACATTGTATATTCTACTACTTAAGGAAAAGAGTACATAATCTTTTTATTTTCTAAATATTCTTAAAGTCTCTAAAACTTTTCAATATAAATAATTATGTACTCATAATATAATATGTTATATCCTTTTTAAAATATATTGTATATTCTACTACTTAAGGAAAAACGAGTACATAATCTTTTTAATCTCTAAATATTCTTGAAACCTCTAAAACTTTCTAAATAATTAATTATGTACTCATTTTATTTTCTCTTATATCCTTTTTAAAATACATTGTATATTCTACTACTTAAGGAAATGAGTACATAATCTTTTTAATCTCTCAATATTCTTGAAGTCTCTAAAACTTTTCTAAATAGTTAATTATGTACTCAAAAGGCATTCTCTTTACATTTATCATAATTTAATGTATTATATTTAACATTATTTTTTTACATATTTTTCTCAAGCCTCTTCAATAATCCTGTTTTCACTTTTACAATTATTAGAAATAATAATATATATAATTCAAAAAAATAATCATTTTTTATTTTGGATTAAATGAAATACCACAACCACACGAAGAAGCTAATTCTTTATTAGGTGTAAAAGAAAACTTATTTGAAAAAATACCTTTCGTAAAGTCTTCTGTAATATAATCTATTTTTGTACCTAATAATAAAAATTCAGAACTTGGATCTATTATAACATTTACACCATTATTATCTATAATAATTGATTTAAACTTATTAGACTTTAAAATACTATCATATTTACTATTTTCAATAATTTTAAATTTGTAATTAAATCCATTACATCCCCCACTTGTTGCAGATAAAATAAAGTTTTTATTAATATTATTTTTCAAAATATCAAACATTTTTTTCCATGCTTCATTTGTAATAATTAATTTATTCATCTAAAATACACAAAACATTTAAATATGTTAAAAGCTCTCCTCTTTCATCAACATTTAAACACCCAATATATCGGTTGATATGTGTTTTAGGGCAAGTTTTTGTGTTTCTATCAAAATTAAAAGTTGCTTTGTTATTATAAAGTTTATATTTTATTCTATAAGCTAGAATCCTATTCATTCTTATTTCATTAATCCTAGTTTTTTCATGAAAATAATTAATATTATCATTAAAAAACCTCATCAAATCATTATCAATACATGAATGAATATTATTATTATTATAATAATCTTCTTCATTGTCATTAGATGATACATTACTTAAATATTCAGAATAAATGGATTTTTTTACCATATAAAAGGTTTTAATATCTAAAATAAGATTTTTATTTTGTGGGTATTTAATGCGACTATATATATCCAATTGTAAATCTTCAGGTAATTTATTTAAATAATCCTTTATAAATGATGACATTTAATATCTATATTTAATTTTACCTATCATTTTTTTTTAAATTGTCTTTATATACATTGTATCATGAATAATTACAATATATTGATAAGTGTTAGTTCCAAAAGCACGAGAAATACCAGTATCAGTATACCATAAAACACCTTCAATATTTTTAATACCTTCCACAACTGTATGTCCTACAAACATATGATTACAATTTAATGTTTTTAATAAAGTTTTAATATTATCAATTTCATCTAAGTTTCTAGTCCATAAAATACCTTGATCGTCTAATAATATAGTATTAAACAATTCTCTATCTTCATTTAGAACTGTATTTGTTTGTACGAACTTTTTCCATATTCTATTAATATAAGAAATATCTTTACTATATTTATTTAATATATTGAGATGATTCCATGTAATACCAGCATGACTGAAAAGCATATTACCTATTTTTACAATAATAGGTCTATTTGATAATATTGAAGATAATGATCCACCAGGTTTAAATTGTTCGTATCGTTTAATATGATTATTATTTATACTTTTTTGTGAAACATAACTATAATTACCAATAACATTCATAAACTCATGATTACCAATTATAGAAATTAGTCTACCTCCCTTAGATTGTGCGAGTTTATCTAATAAGTTTGTAAAATAAAGCATTTCAGTATCCGCAAGAATTTCCCATTCTTTAATATCAATATCCCTATTAGCACTATCTATTTGATCCCCCATTTGTATAACAATTGTATTTGGTGGATCAGCAATCCATTCAATATTATTATTTATAATATTAGCATCTAATAAAATATTTTTAAAACGTTTTATATCTCCATGTATATCTCCAATGACAATTAATTTTGGAGGATAAGGGTATTCATATAAAATATCATCACAAATCATATTATATTATATAACTATAATATAACTTATATAATATTAATAAAAGATAATAAAGGATATATGAATAATACAATATAAATATATTAATTATGGTTACTCTGAACTTATATTTAATATTTAATGAAAAGTCTACAAATAGACATGATAATATTAATAATTGCTTAAACTTAATAAAAAAAATATGTAATGAAAATAATATAAATATTGAAATAAAGATAATTAGCGAACCTTCAAAGTTCTATATTGATGAAAATATAGAAAAATATAATAAACGTGTAGATTATTCTCATTATACTGATAATACAGAATATAACGATAGTATTATAAATTTAAACTCTCATCAAATTTCTAATTATGAAAAACATAGAATTGTATTCAAAATTATAGCTGACAATTTAAAATGTAATGATGAAACATTTCATATGATAATAGAAGATGATATTTTAATTTGTAATAGTTATATTGAAAATATTGAAGAATTGATAAAAAGTCTAAATAATCCAGAAAATAACATTTGGGATATTCTTTTTACATCTCTAAATACAATAAATGATGATAATAAACTTATTAATTATAATTATATATATAAAAGATTAATATCAAAATCTTGTTATTTCATAAAACCACAAATATGTTTAGAATTATATGATTCAATGGAAACTTTTAAAATTAACTTTAAGTTATTCTTATCAAAGTTTATAAAAGATAAAAATATAAAAGCATTTTTTTATAATAAAAATACATTTAGTGAAGGTTCAAAAATAGGAATATATCCTTCTACTACAAATCCAAATAATCATTTATATTTTAATAATCATTATATTGAATTAGTTACAATATCTAATAAAGAAATAATAGAAGATAAAGATATTAAAACCGCTGAACGTATTTATACAAGTTCTTTAAATATTGAATCAGCTGATATTCTCAATATCATGGGAATTATATATTATAAATATTGTGATTATAATAATGCTAAAAAATATACAACTGATGCTTTATATAATCTTAAAAAAAATAAAGGATATATTCAAAAAAATAGTAATATACTAAATAATTGTATTAATATGTATCAATTCGATCAAGAATATCTCAAAGAATGTCTAAAAACAGAACCAAAATACTAATTATTTCGATTCTAACGATACTATTCTTTTAATTATACTTTCTTGTTTTGTAGTAATTTTATCTACCGCTTTCTCTAATTTTTCTAATTTCGTAAAAATATCAAGTAATTCATCTTTTTTCACAATATCAACTAACGAAGAAGAAAATAAATCTTTTATAATAACTAATTCATTTTCAAATACATTTATCTTTTCTTTTACAAGTTCTAAACTATCAAATACATCATTTGTTTTTACTGTTTCCGATAATTCTTTAATAGCATTATTAAATACTTCTGTTACTTTACTAATATTTAAATCATTTGTTTTTACTCTTTCTGATACTTCATTAATAGCATTATTGAATGCTTCCGTTACTTTACTAATATTTAAATCACTTGTTTCTTTAAGAGTGTTTAGTGCTTTTGTTAGAGTTTCGTCTACATCTACACCGTCTGACAAATGTGAAAGTGGTGATGATACTAATTCTTCAACTCTTTTTAATCTTAAATGCAATCCTGTTAATGACATTATTTTTATTATTCTATTATAATAATTTATTTTATTTTTAGATATATAAACATAAATATATAAAAAATGATTATATCTTATTAATTAGAAGATATACGATGATTATTCCGATT